CTTTACCATCCTCGTCTATATAGGTTCTGGCTTTATATTTAAGGTCAGCATAAGGCTTAAGGCTACTTGCCATTTTTAATCTCCTTGATGTATTCATTTATCTCAGCGAGTGTCTGTAGTTGGGCCTCTTTTTGGCTTTGTATCTCTTCTTCAATATCATACCGGTTTATTTCGATTACGTGGAAAGTATATTTATCAAAAGCTACTCTATCGTCGTAAAGCACAAAGTACATTATCTTTAGGTTTTCATTTACAACAAATGCTTGTACAATTTGTTCTCTAAAGGCATTTTTAGAATCGTTAGGGATTTGGCCGATCGCTTTGTAATCCTCTTGACCCCTAGCTTGTTTATCCCTAAACAAGAAACGTAGGTGGTTCTTAGTAGATAAGCATTTAGCTTCAGCACACCAAGTAGGTTTATCTGAATCCTCCGCTCCATCCGGACTATAAGCGATGTCATCCGCTTCATCACTAACCCAAAATCCAGGGTCTAAATTGAGTTTTAGTTTATACTTTTCAGCCAGTATCTCAAGGGCTTCGTTTTCAAGCCGTTGTCCTCTATCTATATCTTTTTCACCATCAGGCTGTATAGCTATTTTCTCAGCTAATAGTTCCCAAAAGCCTACAGGTGTTCTGTCCTTGCCTCTGCTTAAAGGTTTTATTCCTTTTGATTTAGAGCCTGTTATCCGGCCAAGTCTTTGCTGTAGCCAAGCCTCTCTATCTTCGGTCTGTGAGAGATTAATTTTTTTCATTTAACTTGTCCTTAATGGCTTTCTTTTTAGTTTGGGCTATCTTGCCTGACCTCGTGGCATAAGAGGGACTGAAAGCCATTGTGTCTTTCCTGTTCAAATCTCTACCAAATACTTTACCGATATGTTCTGCGGCATCTTTGATAGCATACGATTTAGCCGCTGGCAGGGCTAGCATAATAGCGTTTGATTTGATAGCTCCTAAATCACTAGCGTCCTTGCCTGAATCGGTCTGTACGGCCATTGCCCCTACTCCATCCTGATATTTCATTACCCCGCTTATTGGGTCTTTATAGTGGAGTCTTATAGTTACATAAACGGAATTTAATAATTGGCCTTCACGTAATATCTCTATGTACCATTGCTGGAATATTTTAGTCAGCATAAGCTCAATCTTATCTATAGGAATGTAGTTGACGTTTTTGGCTATCGGATGTTTCTTTATAAAACTTGCTGGCGGTTCTTGATTCACCACTGATAAGAACTCATCGTTTGCGATAAATGAGGTCAAATCGCTAATATCCCCAACAATTTTCACAAGGGATTTTGGGTTACTCATTTGTAGCCTCCTGTATCTTTCTATCTTCTTCTAGGCTGTCGGCTGTCCCTGCTAACATCGATATATCTGCTACGAATCCTGATGGTAAGTTAAACTTAATATCATCCGGCAATTTTTGCAACTGTACGAATAGGCTTATAGCTTTTTCGTTCTGTCTCTTAAGGGTTGAGTTAGTAACTTTGATTTGATTATCCCAAGTCATAATTATTTTCCCAATCCTTTTGTCCCTTATCCCTCCATGCGGTACATAAAGGGTTCACACAAACCTCTACTTGCTTAACGAATCCAGACCAACTATCGGCATGGAAGTCAAAGCCCCCGCCTTCGTAAGTTTGGATTTTAGTGTTGATATGCAAGCACCTATTATTAACCTTAATGTCTGGTGTAAAAGTGCTGTGCTGTTCTTTTATTTGTATGTTCATCGTAATCCTTTCAAGCTTATTACACCCCTGATTATAAGGATACATTTATGTAAAGTCAATACTTTTTATTGTAGAATTGTCTACAGAACTTAATACCAGTTATTAGCTTGGGAGTGTTGCCATCCTCCACATGCGGAACCATATCTATCTTTCAGATATTGGGTCCCCCATTTAATTTGTGTACGAGGATTAGTCTGCCAATCATTTCCAACAGAAGCCATCTTAGAGCCTGGCAAAGCTTGAGGAATACCATAAGCCGACGAGCTAGGATTATCCGCATTTACTCTCCAACCACTCTCTTTTGTCCATAGTTTATCTAAACATTCCCATTGTTCAGAACCCCAGCCATAGCTTTTTATAAGCTCTTTGGCGTGGTCTTTGGCCGAAATCGGTACTATTTGCTTCTCAGGCTTTAAATCAGCTGAAATCGTCCCTAAAGCTTGCACATGGCCTATCTCAGGCTTATGAACCCCTACCCCGTCATGTGTAGACATAGACGAGATTGGCACGAATATTATTAGACTGGCTAGTAAAAATATTGCTTTATGCAAAATGCCGGGATGCAAGTAATTCACGCCTCACCCTAAATCTCCAAGCTTCCTATTATAGGTTACTTGATTTTCTTGACAACCTGCTGGATGGCAAAATAGGTAGCTATTAAGCCAAGCACTAGGGTTATCTTAGTGTTGTTTTTTTGTGCGACCTCGTTGATATAGCCGATCGAACCAGCACTTAATATTAGTAGGCAGATATATGCGTGTGCATTATCTTTTACTTTTTTAATAGTTTTCATTGCAATTTTTCCTTTCAAGCGTTAATTGCTAGTGCTTAATATAGCATAGGTCTTTTGTAAAGTCAATAGGGTTTATGTTATATTAGTTGTGGCGGAGGATTGGTTGGTTTTCTTATATTTCCAGCCACAAAGTATTCCTTTCAAGCGGATTCTCTTTTCCTCCGCCCTGAGAAAAACCTCGCACACTTGGGCCACGCTTAATTGTTGTGGTCTATTTTATTTATGTTCTGTAAAGTTTTAAAGACATTAACCCGACCTCCCTCTACTCTAGGGGCTTAGGATTAGATCTATAACGGTGGTTTTAGGGGTGAATCAAGAACGCTTGTCATAGACTTTGCTTCAGGGAGCGTAACTGACGGCTTGATTTAACAGTTTGGTTCTGTCCCTCAAATGCCCTTTTGACCATCTTCCTAATCCTTAGTAAAGTTCCGGTTTAGCGTTTAGCCAGAGTTGCCGGGTCTCTGTAAGGATTAGCCTGTTAAGGTGTGTTATAAAAATGTATTTGCAAAAAGACTCTGCTAGTGTTAGATTATAGATATCAACAGTAGCAGTGCCCCTCTTCGGAGGGGTTTTTACTTTTTACGCCCTAATATCTGTCTCTATTTTTTAAGATATCAACAGTGCAGATTTTAGGTTAGTTAAATAATAATTAAAAACAGTGCTTATGTCAACGTGTTATAGTAATCTTTTTAACAGGGGTAGGGTTGGTTATTACACAGCCTTTCAATCATCTAAGTAAAAACTCCAATCCTAAGCCTTTGGCCTGACTTATAGTTAGCCCGTCCAAGGCTGGATTTACTCTAGGGGGTAGAATTTCACCAGGAACAATCTCAGAATGTCTGACTAGCCTAGAGCCTACATCATAGGTTACTCTCCGTTTGCGTCCGTCAGAACTCTCATAACCGAGAGTTTCAAATTTGTCTTCCATAATGTGTATTAATTTACTATGTTTGCTTCACTCATACTTAACTCAACTTTCTAAACTTGCTGGCGATTACAGAATACAATTTTTAAGGTACTATGGCTTATTCTTTGGAGCTATATAAACTCCTACTAATCCGATAACGAACGCCAGAACGACTGTTAGAGCCTCTGAAACACTAGCATCGAGTATAACGCCATGTTTAACTAAATAAGCTGTGAGGGCGGCTACAAGACCCCCTGCTATACCTTTTGAGATTGATTGTAAATTCATATTACTATCACACCGATTATTTTAACGACATCCATTTAAACTCCTTTTGTCCACATATTAAGAACCTGCTGGTATCTTAGTTCCCATCATTTACCTCCCACGAATTCTGATTCATTAACTACTGGTTCAGATTCTACTGCTGGAACATCGACTTTGGTTTCAACCTTTGGCTGTTCTTTAGGTTGCTCAACTGGTGGTTCTTCTTGTGGAGGTTTAGGGGCGTTTGCTTCACACCATTCATCACCATCTTTAGTGGGCTGACCGTTATCTTTTGTCGGGCCGCCGTAAGGGAAGTCATCATCATGGTTCTCATGGGTAGTGTTATTGTCTGCCACAGAGATAGCTTCCCAAGGGTTGCTCTCGCTTGATGTAGCATGGCAAATATTGTGCTTTTCCTGTGGTGTTGCTAGAGCCACCCCGCCTACTGTGAGGGGGACGATTGCTATTAGTGTTAGTAATTTTTTCATAACTTCTCCTTATTGGACTTCGTAAAGTCCTTTGCTTAATACTTGGGGTTTTAATTCCCCTGACTTTAACTTTCTAATAGTTTCAATAGCTTTTTCTACTGGAACACCTCCTAATTCACTTAATATCGCTGGCAGATAAGCATTTAAATTAGCGTCTTGGACTTTCCAGATTATGTCTTTCATTACGTTTTCAGTAGCCTGTTGATAGGTCAGACCGATTAAAGACTTGGCTGTAGCGGGGTTATAGGCGTGCAAGGTGGCGGCTAAGAATTTCTCTGCCTTTTCTTGACTGTCAATCATATCATTCATTGTACCACTACCCACCGTATTGCCAACTTTAACAGGGCTGGGCCTTTGCATATGGGCATAGGTATCATTCCAGCCGTCAGAACTCCGTATAGTTATATAGTTTCCGAAGTCTGCTGAATTTCCATTTTCAACAACAGTACCTCCCTTAAAAGCGTTCTGTGGCTTTCGAACACTAGCTTTGTTCCCCTGCCACTCCTGAATATGAAGATGGCATCCAGTTGATTTTCCTGTAGTGCCTACGTTACCTATTAAGGTAGTGCCTATGTTAATCGGTGTTCCGCAGGGAGCTTTACGGTCATCGCCTCGATGAGGATGTGTCGCTGAATAAGGTGCAGATGTAGTCCCATAAGGGAAGGAGATTGGGTATTCGTTTATTGGCTTCATTGATTAAATTATAACCTATTGTACAATCTCTTTAGCTATGTTAAACTTAAAGGAGCAAACAGGATATAATGGCATGAACAGATATACACAAGGTGAACTAGATAGATTTAATAAGGCTTGGGAATTTAAAAAAGGCTGTCATATATGGCGGAACTATCTGGATAAAGATGGTTATGGTACTTTTTATTTTAAGAGAAAGCCTAGACGTGCTCACAGAGTTGCTTACTACATATTTAAAGGTGACATACCTAAAAACATGTATGTAGACCATATTTGTAATAATCGAGCTTGTGTAAACATATCTCATTTAAGAGTCGTAACTCCAAAACAAAACTCCTTAGAAAATTCACGCTCAGTAGCGGCCATAAATGCTCTTAAAAGACATTGCCCCCAAGGACATGAATATGATAGAAAATATGGGGGTCAAAGATATTGTTCTAAATGTGAATCAGCGAAAACAAAACGCCTTAGGGCTAAATGGTATGCCCAAGATACTGTTAAATGCTAGCCTTGCAAGGCGTAGACTTATTATCTAATAACCCCCAGTTTTCATCGTCAGAATATCTAATTTCCCAACGGTTTTTAGTAGTGTTGCATCTAAGTTGTGGAGTCTTTCCATCAGCTCCATTCTGCCCATTACTTATAATTGAAGAACTACCATCAGGACAGGTTATAACCGCTCCTGTTTCAATTTGAGTAGTAGTGCATGGACTTGCGTCTTTACCATCTGCTCCAGCTCTTGGTTGTATTGCTCCTATTTTTTGGTCTATGTAAGCATTAACCATTGAATAATCAACAGTCCCATCTTTGCCATTTTGAGGTTTTGGCTGACCATTTACTTGATTATCTATATAACTATTGATTTTGCCATAATCAACTATTGCATCTTCACCTTTTGGGCCAACCGAAAATTCAGGAACTATATCTTGTTTAAACAATAAAATTCCTATAATAATTACTGATAGCAAAATACTAACAACTGTCAGAACAGTTAAGAGTACTCGATTGGAACGTTTCATGACGATTTGATTATAATAGTGATAAGGGTAGTTATCAGTGTTAGGGCGGCTAATATGCCTGTTTTTGCCGCCCAGTTTGCATTTTTAAGAACAGGGTCGTAGCGTTGCCTCAATGTTGCAATTTCGGTTCCATGTTTTTCATCCTGGTTTTTAAACCGTTCTTCCATATATTGAAGTGTAACGGTATTTTGAAGCATGGAGTTTTGATTCTCCAATAGCTTTTTAACAGCGACAATCTCATCATGCAGAGCCTTGCCCTGATAAACCTTCATGGGCTTCTCAAGTTCGATTTGGCTCTGGTCCATATTATTCGCCTACAGCTAGTCCATCTACGGTGTAAGAGCTATCAGCAGTATCAAATTCAAAGACTATCTCCCCCGGAGTACTGAAGCCCCCAGAAGCTACCCTGCCTTGTACTACTACGGCTGGTGAACCGCCATTGTCTTTTTTGTGATAACACGAATGGGCTGTAGTTCTTCCTGAATCTTTTATAGAATCATTTAAACAATATTTCGCTCGTTTTTTGGCAATAGTATCATAGCCTGTGGAAGCATTAACATTGCTCCCATTTTTACATATTTGTGTGAGTATATACTTAACCTCTAAAGTATCATCATCTAGAATAATTGTATTACCTGATGTGCTTGGTGTGAAACTAAATGGTTCAGCTTTCATTTTATTACCTCTATTTCCTCTCCGGAGAATTCCCCGATTACGTTTGTATGAAGCGGATTGGTATTATAAGTAATCCGATAGCGTGGTGTATAAAATCCTGGACTGGTATCGTCCGGTATAGGTAAGGGAATCTCCTGAGAATGACAGCCTTTTTTGAATTCGTCTGGAATTACTGGCAGGACAATCTCCCTTTTATCGCCTACTAATCTACGAGCGGAACGGCCAACATCATCAGTGAACTTACAATACTGCACTTTAACCATGACATTTTCACCAGCTTTGACGGTTTTGGGAGTAATGGTCGTTTTGGTTACTTCAAGAGCTTCAGAGCCGGTAAATGCCCAATAGAAAAGAGTTAATAAGCCCAGTGAAGCTATAGCAAGACCGGCGTATAGTACGTAGGCTTTACGCTTCATTTTAACTGTCCGTTCACTACCGCACCGAGGACGGCGAGTACGATTAACCCGATAACACTAAACACTGCTTTTTCGACTAAAGCTATCCGACGTTCAAGATTGTCTGCTCTGGCATTGGTGGCATAGCTGGATGTCAGAGTTCTTAATTCCTGCTTCACGTAACCTACGTCTTGCGAGATAAGGGCGAGCTTTGTATCAATATTTGTTTCTTCTGAAGTAGTCATATATTTACTATTGTGCGAAGTACTCAACCCTTAAACTTGTTCCCGCTCCAGCCGACGCTGTGTGGGTTCCCGCTCCAGCGGCTCTAACTGCTGTTAATTTGTAGGTATGAGAACCGGCAGTTACCCCAGTTATCTTAACTTGTAAGGTTATCGGACTGGTTTGGCCAGAAGTTCCTGTCCAGGATGTGGCTATCGCTAATTCAGTTGAGCCTTCCTTAATTCTCCATGTAGCGGCATTATTGGTCTGATCAGAGCTCCATATACCACAAGCTGTTAGGAGCACTGTAGATGTTACGCTAGGCGAAATTGCGGTCGCTGTAACAATATCTTGTTCTGTGCCACCAAATCCTTGATTAGAGCCTAAAGGAGTAATTATTACTGTAGGCTTCAAATGATTATTCAGGACTATACCATTTCCAAACCCTGTCCCATCATTAAAAGATGCGTCGTTGGTGCCTAGGATGTTCCATTTTGCTGCGGATGGTTGAATTTTTCCTCCCCCTCCAATTTCTCAAAGGGGGAGGGGCATTTGTTCCCCGAAGACCACGCTCCATACGGCGTAACTCATCGGGGAACTCCTATATTACATAATTTCATGATTGAAATATTACATGGTACTTATTTTTGGTCAAGGGCTATACGGCTAAACAGCAACCATCTTGAATTGTTCATTATCAGGAATCTTCAGGCTGGCGGCTATCCGCTTAACACTTATAGGGTCGCCAGCCACCAACTTATCCATATCCTTTTCTTCCTGAGGTGCTAAAAGATTAGTATTCCCACACTTACACCTGAAGCCCCACTTTAAATCAGGTCGCCATCGGAAGCCGAGAATAGGCGTGAGCATAACTTTATCTGAGTAAACTACAGTATGGGTGTTTTCATCAAAGGTATGGATGTCTGATTCCTTACACGATAAACAGGTTACTTTATATTTGGTCATAGTATCTTTTTAGCCTATATTTTAATTCTTGGCAAGGGCTAGTTGGGCTTGGCGGTTACTCGGAATAGATAATAACGTATATCCGAACTTAAGGTTGCCCCTGTATTCTCAACCGTCACTCTGGCGGTAATGGTAGTATCATCTACATAAGCATCCCAGACTTGCCTACCATGCGTAACCGTACCAAATAATATCAATGGTAAATTGAAATAGAATCCGCCACTTATTAAGAAAGCCATGAACACAGGCGTATACCCTAGATTATGGTTTATGGTTGTTGAGTCTTGAGTACTTCCTGAACCTTTAGAAACGGCTATTGTTCCTGTTTTGACCACTTCTAATTTATCAAAGACAGGAACACCAGTTTGGATAATTTCTTCAGCCATTATTTAATTATATCATTTAGGGAGCGATTGTGTCTGAACCGCCAATAGTCGATACTCCTATGGTGAAATAATTTTGGATAACTCGTTTCAAAGCTGTTAGTTCTTGCGTATAACCTGTAGAGGCATTGAGTTTATTTTTAATATCATATACTCGCCACATATTTCCTTGGTAGCTTATTAAATCTCCTACCTGTAGCCCTGGTATGGCTCGTATAGTTAACTTAAGCTGAGATTGAGGAGTCGCGAAATCATTAAAAATCAATTGGGTTAATGAAGTTGCCCAACTTGCATTCTGAATATACGGGTTATCAATATTAAGTACTCGCTCTTCATAAGCAGTTATAGAAGAACTGATACTATTACGATAATAAAGTTGGCTGGTTTCTTTAGCTATCCGACCAGCTAGGACTAGCTGGGTAACATAAATCGTTGAGCCTGAAGAGTTAGTAATGCGATACTTAACTGACTTAGCAAATGTTCCCAAGTTAGTAAATGAGATACTGCTTGTCTGGTCTGAGCCTGATTCATCCGAAGCACTATTGCCTACAAAATAAGAATTGGCTCCCCCGTTGGTAGGATGAGTCAATTGAAGAACTGGATCTTGAAATTCAAAGAATCTTTCAATTGAAGAGTTGGCTGGGATTTCTATACTCGATAGGCTAGGCAAGTTAAATATAGTTTGAGAGGGTTGTTTTTCCCTTATCGGGGCTTTTATTTCAATGACGTTAATAATCCTGTCTTCATCTGGAATCTCAGACTCTAACACTTGTCCAGTAAGAAGAATCCTCTGTACTGAAGTATGAGGTGACCCATACCAGTGCTGTCTATTCTCAAACCTAAATATCCCCTGCTCGTCCTGATATAAATGTCCATTCTCTGCTTGGACTATCTCGTTTAAGATAGAATCAAACTTGGTTCCCTTTTCAAACAATCCAAAAGGTATAGTATTTATACCCTCGTCTAAATCATACTGAGCCGTACTCATACCCATTGACTGAAAGACAGTCTCAATAACTTGGTCAGAACGTTGGGCAGTAAACATAATCTCTTGGTCTAAGAATCTGTTTCTAAAGAAGTCCACATAATCCGCTCCTTGTAAGGTGACTCTCTTGCTTCGACTATCAACTTGGGGCTGTTTGGTTAATATCCCTGAGAACTGCGGTAGTGTTTGAGATATTCCGCCTACTTCAAAGCCAGCTCCAATAATAAAAGGTCTTCTAGGGAGAATCGAGGTAAACAGTTCAGATTGTCCTCCTGCATAGTCAGGAGTGAACCTATCCGTAGTATTATCCAGTTCCGCTCCGGCTAGTCCCATGGTCAGACCGCCAAGAGGGAAATTTAGGCCATGCTCCCACTCTAGGGACAGTACATAATCCGATTCATCCAGATATTTATAGTTACCCGGTGAACCGATTGCTCCCGGATTAATCCCGATAATATCATTACCACCGATAAGAGAGATACCGATAGTGAAAGTTCGGTTGCCTAATAAGCTTTCCTTTTTCCAAGAGACTTGTAAGTTATGGGCAATTCTTCTTACAGAACTGTCTTCTTCAGCAGTAAAGGCAGAGCTAGCGGACTGCATCTTAACTCTCTGTCAGGATTAAATCAAAGTCAGATATATAGTCTAACCCACCTACGCTAAAACTTCGTTCTCGCAAATCTATGTGAACGGTTGTAGCCGAAACCTGATAGTTTGTTTCCGTGACTTCCCATGTTTTAGCTTCTCCAGTTGATAAATAAGAATCATATATCGCCTTTATAGGATCGTACTGAGCCTTTTTTATGTTCCGATAGCTTAATACCCACACTCGCTTGTTAGAACCGAAATAATCACGTCCTACGGCTCCTGAGAGAGCCTTTTGTTGGGCATACTGAGTAGAATTGACCTCATTAATCTCTTGGGGGTTGCGAATCGCTATTGCGTCAAGAAGATACATATATTATACTCCTTATATGCCTAAAATTTTTAAAAAGAATTGTGAATGGTGTGGCAAATGGTATGAAAAACAAAATAAAAGGTTCTGTTCTAATTCTTGTGCATCGTTTTATAAACATAAAAATATTCAGTATGGTTTTGTAAAAGGTCAAGTTCCAATAAATAAGTACCTCCAACCTTCGCATTGTCCTATATGTAAAGTTAAGTTTCAGCCTACCACTTATAAAAGTAAGTATTGTTCTAAAGAATGTTATTACAAAAATATTTCTTTGTCTTATAATCTTGAAAGTCACCCAAATTGGAGAGGCGGTAATTTTATTAACAGACGTGGATATATAATTCTTTCGGTAGGAAAAGGTAAACAAGTTTATGAACACCGACTGATAATGGAAAAACATCTTGGAAGAAAACTTAAACCTACTGAGCATGTTCATCATATTGACTTTGATAAAACTAATAATCATATTAGCAATCTTAAAATTCTTAATAATAGTGAGCATAATAGGCTTCATGCAATTAAAGAATGGTCTGAAGGTGGAAAACTTAGAGATAGATAAACTCATGTCATGCTCCTACTCATCTTTAGGTCATTGTAGGCGTTCATAATCATCTCTGCATATTTTCTAGCATCTTGTTGAGAACCCATATAAGCCCCAGCGTTTATATGGATATGAACTGTATGGCCTAGCTTATCATTTGATACTATATTCCCACTTTTATTTGGCATAAATACTTCTGGGCCTCGCTCGCCCACAAGATAAGGAGTACCTTGACTGACTGGCCCACCGGTAGCTCTTGTTTCAAGAACGGCCTTTAGGTTTTTAGTAGCCCTGTCGACTCCAGCTTGATCTCCTGCTGCTCGATATTGCTTAATCAAAGTTTGTATTTGTTTAACGCTTTGGTCTTTAGTTTTTTGAAATGAGGCTTCAGATTGAGCGGCTTTATTCATAGCATCTATAGCATCTATAACACTTCTAACAGCAGCATAAACTAATCCAATAGATACTAGGGCCGCCGCTACTGCTAAAGTAATTATGAAAGGAGTAGTCAATGCCGCCAACGCTGCTCTTAGACCTCCTGCCGCAGCTATCGCTTTGTTCATCCCATCAATCGTGGTAACCAAGTTAGCGGAGAACGCAATCAATGCACCGCTAGCAGTAAGGACTGGACCTCCAAAAGCCAGTATCCCGGCCGTTAGATTTCGGGTTGCCGGGTCAGCGTTCAGTAAGTTTTGCAATATTTCACTAATCTTAGTATTGAACGCCGTGAGTATCGGTGCTGTCGCTTCTCCTACGGCAAGCTTCAATGAATCCGTACTGGTCTTGAGCAGCTTTTGAGATTCTATCAGCCTAGACAAGCTCCCTATTGTCTTCTCATTCAGGGTCACTCCCAGCTTATCTGCTTCGCCCTGTAAGTTTCTTATGCCCTCTGAGCCTTGGTTAAGTACAGGTAACATATCTTTGCCTGAGCGTCCGAACAGTTCTAGAGATAGAGCCGTTTTATCTATACCATCCGGCATCTTTTGGAACTTGTCAGCCACATCAAAGAGGATGTCTGTGAAGCCTCGCATATTGCCGCTAGCATCAGTAGTAGCTATTCCGATTCTTTCAAATGGACTTTTAGCTTCTGTCAACTTGGTGCTGAGATTTCCTAACTCGCCGTTCAATTCCTTAAGTCGGAACTTAAGTTGCTCTGATTTGAACTTAAGATCCCCAGACTTATCCCCATTCTTCTTTATTTCCTTCGAGTTCTTGTCCAGTTCTCTAGTGACTTCAGCTATTTCAAGCTTGGTTTTCTCAATATCCTGGTTGAGCCCGGCCTGAGCCGCTTGACCCTCCTCGGTATTCTTAGTGGATTCCTTAATCTTCTTAGAGAATATACCAAAGATTTGGCTGGCTTCTTCTGTTGATATGCCTAACTTCCCTGTTACATAAGTAAGTCTGGAAGCTTCGGTTATACTAACTCCTGTTTCCCTTGATATGTCCCGGGAGCTTTTTAAATAATCCGTTGAGAAATCAGCAGATTGTTTAGCGAAATAAGTTAAGGCAGCACCAGCCGCAGTAAGTCCAATAGCTACTTTCTTAGCGGCATCATTAACATTGCTACCAAATCCTTTAAGGGTAGCACTCGCCCTATCATCGGCGGTTATGACTGCTTTTATGTTAGCTTGGCTCGTCGTTGCCATGCTTGGCTTCCAATCTTTCTTTCTTACTTATCTGGGTGTGAATATACAAAGCTTCGTGTATCTTATCAGCTGGTTCTTCCCTGTATGCTTGGTGGGACATATTAAACAGCTTCCTATATTCGAACTCTAAGATTTCGGCGGGTTTTGTGGCTCCGTTGAAGATGCATTCGTCGATGAGCCTGAGGCTTTTGGGTCAATGATTTGCCCTGATAGAATCTGGAAACAATGTATCAAGGCGTTTGAATCCAGTTCCCCTATATCCTCCTTGGTGATATTTGTATCATCCTGCTTGCCTTCCACGAAATACTTTTGCAGTATTTCGATGAAGAACGGGAGGACTTCTTTTAATATCGGGTTTCCTTCTTTATCTTTTTCTATTGCTTCTTGTTTAACATTTAATTCCACTAAATCTTTGGCCGGAATTGACTTAAATACAAGGGATATTCCTTTATATTCTTCTCCCAATGAAGATAAATCAACCGGCTTTTTTATAACTAAAGCCATGTTTTACCTTTCTAGTACGATACTTTTGAATTTATTAACACCGCAGAACTTACTATATCTAGGGCATTTGCTGAATCGTAATTGCCCTTTATATTAATGGTCTGCTTGGCGATTTCATTGAGTGTATAATCGGGCTCAAATTCTGTGAAGTCCACACGAGGGAACTGTAGAACAAGGCTTGAGCTGGCACTTGCTAGCAGTTTAAGCTCCATAGCACGGTAGGTGTTATTGAGCATGTAATTACGGTAGGTATCATCTTCTAAGTTCAAATTAAGCGAACCCTCGACGCTGAACTGCTGTCCTAACACATCCTCAGGTTCGGCGGTGCCGATTGAAGGATCAAAGGTAGTATTTCGGGACAGAGTAATATCAAGATTTTTCAAGGATACGGCTGTAGCTCCGGACAAAGCTCCTACTGTAGCCGCTAAACGTACTTGGGTATGCTGATGGAGGAATTTATTTCCGAGTGTAGTAAATGACGGAGTCTGAGCTGTCCAATCCCTTGAGCCTTTTGATTTAAACCCTACAGTGTATTCAACTATTCCGTTTGGCTCTACTGTAATTTGAAGACTGTCTACAACCGCAAGCGGGAACATATAGCTTCGATCCGGGTCTTTCCAATAAAGAGATAATGATTTAGGCTGGTTGGAATTCGAGAATGTAAACGTATGAGTGTATGGATTGCTCCCTCCCGTAGAAGGAACTGCTCCCAACAGAGAAGTAAGAATGTAACCTAACCCTATATCGTAAAGCTGGGCTTCAATCTCGCCCTCACCCATCCGCATAGTAATGTAAATGGAATCGGAATCTGCGACATTTCCCATTCCTTGTTCTTCACGCTGGGTTTCAGTCCTATCAAAAAAGGACATTGTTACAAACGGCACCCAGTAAGTAGGTACTACTGGAGTTCCCCTCGTAGCTTCTACGCCTATTCCAAGCGTTCCTCTCCTGCCCGCAAATTTTGTCATATTTTAAGTCTCTCCTGGAGAACTTCCGTAGCTTTAGCAAGAAGTTGTTTAGGCTTTAGAGTTCTTCCTTCGGTATGTTCATACCACCGTTTAATTGCCTCTAGTAATTCATCGGCTGGCTTGTTATATTCTTTCATATATACCTCATATTGTTACTATTTTTCTATTTACGTCAAGGATGTGCAATTAAATTACCGTGATCTCGCTATAAACTCGGAGAATTACATTGGCCGCTCTAGCAACTCCTCCCTCATAATCTATATATCCCCACTCTACATCAGCGGCATTTACGAACAGGACTGGGTTGCCTTCAAGCTCAAAATCAGTATCAATCGAGTTTATTATCTGGTCAATTACTTCTGCTATTGTCCTCTCGGCATAATCCATCCGCTCCCGTTCTTGTTCGGCTACGATATCTTGACCGATAGGCACCCCTATAGAACAATTGTACGTATACACTCGTGAGTTCTCGGCGTTAGAAGAAAACTCCCCCTCTTCGGTATTCGCCGTTACATAAACCCAAGGAAAGCCTTTGGGGTTTAATTTAACAGCTGGGTAAACTACCTCTACTGAATCAAGGTTTTGAATCTTAGCTATTATCTGGTCTTTTATAGCTGTGCTTACAATCATGTGTCGCTTCCTATCTTATCAAGAACAATCTCCACTGCTCGTTTAAAGTTATGGTCTACTGTACCCTGACTAGATTTAATCGCATTTCTTAGATAGGGTCTAGCTCTCATAAATTTTGTTCCTTCATGGACAAATATATCATATTGCATATTTGTTCCTACTTCGCCCCGCAAGTTTGAAAATATTGCATAATGGGAAGCTCTTAAAAATCCCGTGTCAACTGGAGTTGTATCCCTTGACCTTTGCTCAATAGTTTTAACAGAGTGCTGAATAGCGAAGTTCAATTCTTTAATCATAAGCAACGGTGACTTGGCAAAAGCCGCCTTAATCTGTGGGAGATTCTTAATAGTAATATTTATATCATTCGTTGCCATCTACACTCACCAATATTAATTCCTTATGAGACAATAATCCTGCCCCATCCCACTGCGATACTCCCTTAACCGAATATCGTTTTCCATTCGCTACAATCTGGTCGTTTTCTCTTATGTCAACTGAAGCGTCCACAAAAGCGTCATATATGGCTCCGAATCTGCCATCTACCATTTGCGTTCGCTCAATGCCTGAAGGCTGGATATCAGCTTGATATGCAGTAAAAGTAGCCGACATCCCATACCTATTAGAAGTCCCTTTACGCCTGTGCCGATAGATTTGAATTTCATGACTATCAAAAAACATCACGCCACCGTGTAATTTACATATCTAGCCAAAGTATCATCCAGCCCAAGCTCCTCAATTATTGAATTGCTGGACTGGCTTTGGAAGTTCCT